ATCGTTCGCGTCGATTCAATAACTTTGCCACGGTTGCGGATTCGTCGCACGAAGTAAAGTTCCACCGGCTGATACAGTCTCATCGCTCACCCCTTCGCACTCGTTCGCCAAGTTGCTTGCGTAGGTCTTTAGGCTTTTCGCCTGTGACCCTTGCCGCTCGATCTAAGCAAGCCTCACCGACAAACTCGCTGAGCGTCACGCCCTCTAAGGATGCTGCTTTGCGGATCGCTTGCACCCATGTAGCGGGCTGCGTTGTGTCTAGTCGTGCGTTGCTACTCATCTTTCTCATCCCTCCTGATAAAATCCAGGAACTTGTGCAACTCATGCGACGCCCTTGAAAGCGTCAAACTCAACTCGATCATCTTGCCGAGATGTGCATGTCCGACGTGATCGCCTTTCGACGTATCTGGCATCAGGTCTAGTTGCTGTGCGATTGCGTCAAGGAGCATAGACGCCGTGTTGATTTGTGCGTTGTAATGGTCGTGTATGCCGCTCATTGTTACTCCATGCCCTCCTTGTTGATGTAAAACCGCGTATTGTCTTGATCTTGAATCCAGCCCCATGCACCATCGGCAATAGCCTCGTCGGGTAGCATGTCGGAAAGCATCGACTTTGCTTCCTCAAAGTCCCTTGCGATTGCAACTCCGTGACAAGAATCCGTCTTGTATGGGTACTCAAAAACAACATCTGGAACCACTAGGTAATCTACTTGCAACATCTCTCAACCCTCCCAAGAAAACTAAAGACTAAAACCAAGACCGCCTTCGCGGTTTCGCCGTTCCCGGCTCGTTACACTGCCAACAATGACAGGTAGCAATCCAATTCGTCACCATCTAGTTCCTTGCCGTAAAGTTCAACGCTAGTAGGCACGCATGATCCGTTATTAGCCTTGCGGCATGCTCGTCGAAAACGAATCTCTGATTTTACCGCCGCCTGCAAAGTGCGATGCTGGCTGAGTATCGTCTGATTAAACGTGTCGACAACTTGATAGGGGCAGGAATTGTTTTTGCGTGTCATCTGATTAACCCTTTACTTTTAGAAACTTGCTAGCACCCGCTAGCGATGTACTAAGATTATCGACCGTTTGCCTCAATTTCAAGACTACTAATTTCAAAAGTTAGTAGTTTTCGGTCAAAAAGTGCGTGCGGCCAATGAAAACACTGGGAAAAATTTATTCCGCCGATACGATTTTTTCGTAAATGCGATACGCTTTCGAGTATTCCAAACCCCACAGAGGCCCGTGTTGCTGCGTGTTTTCCCACTCTATCCAGCTTGCGGCATGGGCGATTTCGTGGATCAGTGTGTCGAGTTGCTCTTGCTCTGTCAGCGTCGAAGATATGCGAATCAGGAAGTGATCCGGCATCCGCTTGCAATAGCCGCAAACCGTGCTTGATACGCGACACCTACGCACCGATATGGACAGCGTAGGGTGTTCCGCTTTGAGTGCGTCACGCAGTTCGCAAAACAGGTCTTTGCCCATTTTGTCACTTCGCTCGCATGTGATCGAATAGCACTCGTTCTGCTTTGCCATCCCAATAGAATCTGAGCCAGTGCGACCCTAGAGACTTCGGGCCTAGCATCCGCTCAACCTCCCAGCCGTGATCGCCATCGCCCCAAGCATCCTTGTACCCTGGACACCGGATGTGGAGTTGCTCATCGTGGTAAACGTTGCCGTGTATTGACAATCGCTGCCTTGGGATCGTTAGCGACCATTCGTCGTGAGTGTGCCCGGTCAGAACGATTTCGGAGTCCGGCGTCATCACCGCGATTCGGTTTGTTTGGATCGTGCCCCGCGTTACCGGGCCACCTCCGCCCGTACCGTGAAAGTGATAGAGCGTCACCGAGTCCTTAGCACTGCGACTGCCCTCGCCAACGCGAAAGCGAAATATCACCCACCCGCCGTATCCGCTAGCCTCAGTGATGCCGCTATGAGCACGCAATCGCCCCGCTAACCTATCCGTCAAGTCTGTCTCGTGTGCTTTGGTGATCGCTGTTTCGTGATTGCCTCGACCCATCACGGCAAAGATATCCTTGTAGGGCTTGTAGTACTCGTACGCCGTATCGACTAAGAGGTCGAAGTAGTTGCTACCTTGATGCTCTGGTCTTAATGCTGACTTGTCTGCTCGTTTATCCCATCGCCCTTGCATCGCACAAAATAGATCGCCGTTGTCGATGATTGGAGCATTAACGGCTAGGGCTTCGTCTAGGTGTTTACGCTCGAGAGTTTGATCGCACTTTGGGTTATCGTGGTGGACGTCTGACCGCAATAGCACCCACTGCTCCCAGTCTTTATTCTTGGTCAGTTCGCAATTGATCTCGATTACATTGCGTTGTAGTTTGTTGAGTCTCCAAGCCATCATCCCGCCTCCAAATTGCTAGTGCTTCCTCAACGGTCAACTCAGTCTTGCCAAGTTTGCGATTTACCCAGTTGTGCAAATTGTAGCCCCAAAGCCAATAAGCGTTTGGCGATGAGAAGTCTGGCGGGTTTGCCGCTTTGTACTCCGCGTAGTCTTTGCGACAAGAGCATCCGTAGTTGGGGATCGTCAATTCCCATTCAGCATGCCAGACTGAATCGCATCCGTCGTAAGCGTGAAGGGCCAGCCATGCGTTAGGCAGTGGCTTGTTAAGACGCGATGATGCATAGACTACGGTGCCCTTTGCTGGCGGTTGTTTCGCCGCTAGCCGCATCGCTCGACGCATCACCTGCTTTGGGTCGAAGTATTCGTGCGGAGTCACTATGCAAACTCCAGAGTCACCGTCGGAAGCGTAAAGCATATCTCCCAGTTATTATCTACAACCGGCTCGCCAATGGTGCAAACGAGGTCAGTTATATCGCGTCTGCATGTCTCGTCGCCACCGCTTGCTGATTTCCTCTGTGCCAAATCTGGGCAGTCTTCCAACACTGGATTAATGTTGCAATTAGGGGCAGTGTAAACGTAGCAGTCACCTCCAGCACCAGCACAACCTTCGACGGTACAAAACTCGTAAGGACTGCCACAAGAAAGTTCGGCTCCTGCAAAATCAATCGGATAAGAGTTGCCCTCGGAATCAATGCCGTATCCGCAAATCAAACGGTCGATTCCAGGGTAGTCGTCTTCGCACAAGTACGAAACATCGCCCACGCATGTACTAGAGCAGCCGTTGCCATCAGTCACGTACGCTTGGCTTTTTATCGTGACGCCAACCTTTTCTAGTACAAACGGACAGGTAAAGATTAAATCTCCGTTTTCGTCAATCGCTTGGCAATAGCCTGGGTTTAAGTCTCCATCGCCCCAGTCTGCAAGCGGCTTGTAGCAGTTATCAACTAGGTTCAATCCGCATGGATCAATCTCTAGTTCGCATCCGGTTTCGCCACCGCAACAGGATACAGGCGGCTCGTCGGCGTCGGTGATCGAAACTGGCGTTGTCGGCAACGTGTCGTACAGTTTGATACGCGAAACTTTGAACTGATAGACAATCCCGCCGTCACCGGCTAGCCAGTCCTCAGCAAGATTTTCCGGGCATGCGTCAGAGGTTGACCCCGTAACCGTTGTCGTTGTGTCTGTGAAACTGCAAAAATCATCGCGGTAGACACCAGTGCAAGTCTTTGTGATGGAAGCGTAAGACCCAGCCATACCGCTTGAACCACCTGCCGCATCCGCTTTAGCGTCAAATTCCCATGTAGACGCAACGTAGTATTTACAAGTTGCTTCCGCATCGCCAGCACACTTAACCAACACCTTGCCAACGCTCACCGTTATCTTGGTCAACTTGCGTTTGTTTACCGCAAAGAGTCGCACGATATCCAAGGATGAATACGCTATGTCTTGAACGTGAATGCAAGGGCAATCCGTCGCTGGAAGCGATGACGTGTATGCTGTCTTGATGTCGTAGATTGCGACGTTGTAGGACAGATCGAAGTTTTGCTTCACCCACAAATGGCAATCGTAAATCCAAGGCTGGCACGATAGAGGAAACTCCGCAACGTAGCAGCATGAACGCCGCTCGAATGTCGCTGATGGATATGTCGGCGGCTCCGTCACTCCGTTGCAAGTCTCGTAGGGTGCTTTAAGCGTTACCGTCTCCCACGGCATCTCTTCCGCTGTTATGCAACAATCGCAACAACACTTGCTTAACTTGCTCACGCCAGCCCCCTAGCAAATTTCCACCGCCGAGAATTTATTACCGATGCGAAACAACTTCAAATAAGCACCGTTTGCAATCGCTGAACCCATGTTGACTAGGTTCACGTCGTAAAGGTCTTCGAGTACGTTCGCGTCAGTTATCCGTTTAACCTTCGCCGTTCCAGTGCCTAGCGTAGTTCCAACCCTCGCTGTGATTGTACTCGTTGCGACTGCTATCAAGCAATCCGCAGTTTGTTGTGTGGGATCGCTATTGCCGCCGGTGCTTGAGCCGCTGCCGATCATCCGAAGCAACTCTAAGGAGTCGGCATCGTTGAAAGCGTAGAGAACTTCATCAGGCATTAGGATGTCCTTATGAAGGATGAGAAGTTAATTTCCTTTTTGCACCTGAACGTAAGCGTTGCTGGCGTTGCCGCCTTCGCCCCGGTCGTCCCGTTTAACGCTCCGATGATGCCGAACGTGTTGGTATCATCCATGTAGCGTTTTAGTCTGTTGTTATCCGCTGCATCGATCCAATACGGCCCAACGTCTAGCCGCAGTTCGTCGTGCTTATCGGGGTCGTACGTCACCTTGTACTTAACCCGCCAAGCCGCAAACCCTGCGTACGATCCTAACTCAGCCTCGACGACTTCGAGTAGCAAGGTTCTCGGATCGAATATCTGCCCGATAGCGTCAAAGGATGCTTGGTTGACAGTGTCGTTTCGATCTAGGAACACCTTGAGTTTTTGCCCTGCGTCCTCGAATTGCACGAAGGAGAATTGGCAAAGGGATCGCGTCTCAGTTAGTGGCGAATCGAACGGAGTGCCCGCTGAGTTTACCGGCTTCTTAGCGGTTGGCGTAGTTCGATCCTGAACCAACACCCGCTCCTTAGTCACGAAGGAATCGATCTTAAAGACCGGCACCCACGAAGTAGGGTCTGGACTATCTGGATTCTCTTGCGACTGCTTTTGCTCTTCCGTGCCCGTCTGAAACTTTGCGTCAACGTTCCAGTACAAAGGATGCTTCTCATCCCGCTCGGCGGTCAAGTCATCGCATACCAAGCCCAAAGGCCCGTATAGCAAGCCTACGCGGGGCAAGCCTGGAGTCTCAGTAAGCACCGATAGACGCGAAGTGAACTTATCATCGGTCTTGACGCGAAAGCTCCAAGCCTCGCCGAAGACTAGCGAGAAGCCCTGCCCCTTGCGTACAAATCCGCTGCCCTTGCGAAGTTCCGATCCTACTAACTCATTCGCCATCGTGTTACCTCCTAAAAGCTAGTCGCGGGGCGTTCTCGGCCAACTCGTTAGCCTTCCTTGCTTCCTTGAGCAAATCTTCGGCCATCTTCTTTTGCTCGGCTTGCTGCTTGTTCTTCGCGTTCTCCTGTTGCATGAACGTAAAGGCTTCTTTAGTGCCTGCCTTGAGCGTCGGTGCGATGTTCTTGGCGATTTCTTGACCGCTCTGCGTACCGAACCGCATGGCCGCTTCCATCGCTGCTTGATCGCCTTGCTGACGGCTCAGGCCCTTATCTGGCCCTAGTGCTACCATGCCCTCGATGCGTTGCAGTTCGGCTTGCAATTGCTCTTGAGGTGATCGCATGCCCTCTTTCATTTTCTCGGCATCTTGCTCGGCTTGCTTCTTCTGCTTCGCTTCCTCGATGAGTTTGTTTAGAGTCTGGTATCGCTTTATGTCATTCTCCGAATACCCTGCGGCTTTTTGCTTTGCCGCCATGTATTCGTTTTCGCTCATCGTCAACTGGTCGTACTGATCGCGGAGCGACTTGAGTTCCTCGATCTGCTTTTTGTTCAGTTCATCCTTGGCGATTTCTGCCGCTTTAGCCTTTTCCGCTGCCGCTTCTTCTTTCGCTCGTTGCTTGGCTTGCTCGGCTAGTTTACCCGCTTCCGCGTCGGCTTTCTTTTTGTTCTCAAGCCTCATCCATTCGGCGTGCATTGCGTCTGCAATTGCATCCTCTTCGGCTCGTGCCAACTCATTGAGGTTTAGCAGGTACTCGTTCGACTTACCTTGAGCATAGGACACTAAAAAGCCCCAGCCTTGAGCAAACGTGCCTAGCGTCGAGGTCAATGCCTTTGTTCCGCCGCCTGATGCTTGCGTGCGAAATGCCTCGAGTAACGCTGTAACCGCTGGTGTGAGTTGCGTGCCTATCTCGATTGCCAACGCCTTAACATCGCCGCCCGCCTTTGCAAACTGACCCGATAGAGTGGCGGCTAGTTTCTCGTTCATCCCTGCGAAGCGTCCGCCCTCTTCGGTTGCACTCTTAAACGCATCGGCAACCATCTGGGCACTAATGCCGCCTTGCTCCATTTGCTTCCGCAGTTCGGTCATTGCAATGCCGGTAGTGCGGCTAATTTCTTGCAACGGATTAAAGCCCGCATTGACCATTTGCAAGACTTCCTGCCCCATCAATTTGCCGTTGGCTTGCACTTGACCAAATGCCATTGCGAGCGATTGAAACTGCTCTGGATTGCCGAGTGAGATAGCCGATAGTCTTGCTAGGGTCGGCTTGATCTGATCCGCCGTTACTCCAAATTGAAGTAGCGTCTTACCGGCTCGTGCAAAGTCCGAGAAGTTGATAGGGGAGTCAACGTCGAGTTTCTTGAAGTCCGCCATAATACCGGAAGCGGTTTTTGCTGATCCGGTCATTACCTCGAAGGCAACCTTCGTTTGCTCCATATCGGCGGATAGGTTGATTGCGGACTTGATGCCGCCGATAGCCGCACCTAACCCAACGTAGCCAAGCGTGAGATTCTTTACCGCGTTGATTGCGGATTGTTGCGCTGCAATCGCTTCCGTCTGCTTTTGCGATTCCTTCGTGGTCAATCCAAGTTGCGACTGCAGCGACAATTGAGCCTGGCGGAAAGCATCGGCGGAGATGGTACCCGCTTGCAGTTTGTTTCGCAGTTGCTCCATCGACTGCGTGTATTGAGCCATTGCACCCGTAGGCACCGTTATGCCGAGTTTCTTGGCTAATGTCTCCTGCGTTCGTGCAAACGCGTCAGCCGTTAAACCACCGGCCTTAAACGCCCTCGACAGTTTTTCGAGTTCCGTTTCGTACTTGTCGAACGGATCGATTGACTCTCTCGCAATGCGTGCGATGCTATTAAGTTCATTCCGCGTAAACTGCCCATTCTTTCGCAGTTCCTCAACATCTAAACCCACCTTGATATTTGCGACGTTGATCGTTTGGGCCATTTACTTTGCTCCTAATCCAAACATCGCTTTCACCTGTCCTGCTATTTGCGTCGATGCTTTAGCGGCTTGCTTCAGCATCGTTTTTGCGCTCCGTTTTGGCCGCCTGTAGCGACTCGGCATGAAGTCAGCTACCTCCGGCATATCCTGCCCGGCTCTAGCGTATAAAGGCAAGTTGATAGCGTGAATAACGGACGCGGTTTGCTCCCACTCTTCGCCGATAGGCTCGATTGAGTCAAACGCAATCCACTGATTCAACGCTCCCGATGGTAGGCTCTTCATCCATGCCATCGGGTCAACAATCCCCCATCTCAACGCAAGCCGAAAGGCGATTGCTAGCCGCCGGTTGCGTCTGATTTTTTTGCTAGTGCTTCGATCTCTCCCGCGTCGTACTCGGAAAGCTTTAAGGCTTGCTCGTACAACTTGCCGATAGTGCTTTTAGGTAGCGGCTTGAGTGCGTCCGAATCCTTAACGATACGTTCGCCATCACTCCCCACCAAGCAATACGACACAAGCAACCTTCGATGCTTCGCAAAATCGAACTTCTCGCCCGCTTGCATTGCGACTTCCATATCCGCAGCATCGGACTCGCAAAGTTCACGAAGCGTAAACACTTCCGAACCGATGCGAACCTCGATGGTACGAAGTGGACGCGATGCCGCTGCAAGGAATCGATCTAGTTCACTACTCATCGTCATCTTCTCCTTCGATGATCCGCTTCGCTTCCTCAACGAACTGCCGAGAGAATTGCTCAGGCGGTAACACCTTAACAGGATGCCCTAGCGATTGCTCCGCTTGTAGTTCAAGCGATGCGATAGCGTCAGCATTCAGTTCGTCGTGTGGGAAGTGAAACAACGCTTGTAACTGCGATTCCTTGCCGTGTGGCAAGTAGCCAACTAGCACTTCATCGAAGGTCACCTGAAACTGTGCCAACGGGATCAATACCCCGTCAGCCCTTAAACCCATTTGTTGCTTGAGAGCAAACATAAAAACCCCTTACTAAGCCGCTGTGAATGTCAAAGTCGTTGCACCGTCAAACTGCAACGTATAACTGCCTTTCATGATAACTCCCTTTTCGCACGAAGGGAATTTCACGTTTTTCACGAAGGCTGTGCCCTGGACGCTTCCGGCTCCTGGAAATGTCAAGGTTACTGCGATTCCCGCGTATGGCTCCGCCGATGGAATCATTGCAGTAGTGATCGGTGGAGAAGCACCGAGCCAATTGAACTCGATTTCGATTTCTGGATTCTTCCGCAGGTCGCTTGGTCGCAATTGCTCATAGAGCGTCGTGCCCAAGTGCGTGATATCCAACGCATCAACCGAGATATTGAAATCACCGATGCGAGTGATCTGAGTTGTAACCAAACCAGTCCCCGAGATGGTTGCCCCCAACCCGGTATCTGCAACAGTCAAAGCGGCCATGTTTAAGGCTCCTTGTAATGCACCAAGAGGTCGAAACTAACCAGATACCGATGCTCTTGGTTGCCATCGGTCGGAGGATCTTGCATATATTCATCGCCGCTATCGAAGTCGATACCGCAAAAGGTATAGCCATCAACAACACCGCGAAACGAATCGATTCCAGTCTCACGAATTGCCCTGCTGATCGCACTTGCCGCCGTTCGGGTTAGTGCGAAACATTCGAGCGTTATTCGTGCGTGTGCCGACTTACCTAGCCCGCTTACCATGTGATCGCGTTGAGTGGAAATCACGTAGTAAATCACCGCTGGTAGCGTTGCCTTTTGCACCAAAACGTCTGGGTACATGCGTTGCCCTATAAGCGTTGAAACGCTTGCATAGGAAAGCAACTTTGTACGCAACGCTTCACCAATGGCACTCATTACGACTCCCCGCTGATGATGCCGATGGTACGCGTTGCCGCTTCGCTTGATCCGCTGACGATGCGAATCACCTTGACGCCCTCGAATACATCTGGATTCAAGGCGATGTATCGGCTAGCCCCTACGTTGACGCTGTACTGCGTCCCCTCGTTGTAGAGGTTGTAGAAGTTGGTTCCTTGATCGGATGACGCTTGAAACGTAAACGCCGTGCCATTCAATGCCGAAGGCGTGACAATCGCAAGCGGTACGCGTCCGCCTTGCATCGTCAACGATGTTGAGGTTGTACCGCTCGATGCGATGGTTACAGTATCTGTGAGTGTGATGTTTTTAGCCAAGACGTAACTCCTTTATTTCCTTTTGCAATCGGTCGAGAAACGCCGCTTCCGCTTGCGATCTCGTTTGGTCATACGCCCGAACTGGTGCCCGCTCGTTATTGGGGAAGTTCGCCGTTTGTGCTTTCGTGCCCACGGTTGCATAGTATTGATTCCCGCGACGCGAAGTCCTCAAAACTTGCTGGCCGGGCTTGCCCCAAAGATATCGAGTGTACGACGTGCCTTTTTTGTACGGCATAACGAACTGCTGCTTATTGCCCTTTGGATACTGGGCACCGACATAAACAACCACGCCGCTTTTGCCGACCTTGTGGCCGATGTGCTTGCGTGAGTCGTTGCTAAATGCGGGATTGTCTTTGAACTTCTTGCTCCAACGCTTCCGACTGCCGCTTTCCCTCGATGATCTCGATAGCGGCTCTGTGGCCCGTGCGATAGGCTTTGCAAACTCGCCCAAGCATCGACCAAACGGCCCGTTGCGAAGCGTTAGCGGGATCGCTCCGATTGCCTTGATTAAGTCCATGTTGATTTCGATGCTGCTACCCATTACATCACCACCGAGCAGATGAGGTCGATGTACCTTCGCAAG